ACTTGACCGAGTAGCCAAGCAAGCGCAGCCACCACGATAGGGATGACTGCCTTGAGTACGTCTGACCATGCCATGATTTACTCCGTGATCACCACCGTGTCGGTGTCCTCAAAGAACATCATGTGCCCACGGCACGCGATGTTGTAGTCCTGACCGTTCTCATCCAACTCCGTCCACGACCGGGTTTCGATCCTGACGTGCTTGGCGAGAATCTCCCGCCCATCCTCAAACACGCGCCAGACATGGAGCATGGAGCCACGACCCGGCTGTCCTCGTGACTTATTGAACCGGATCGTGTACTTGTTCACGAGCGGGCATCGGCTGAACAAGGCTACCTACCGGCTTGCCCGTTTTTTCTTGCACCGCGTCAAAAATTTGGTTATGCCACTCCCGACGTATTGGCTCAATCAAGCAATCCGGCGAAACCAAATCCTCGTCTACGGTGCGTAGTGCATGGATGCAGGCGCAAACTGTTCCATCCTCCAACGCAGTAATCCTGTGGTATTTGTCTTTCTCAACAAAAACAAACCCAGGGGCTACAAATTTTTTTGCCGCCACAACCTCGCCGTCTGGCCCATCAAGCACTTCATAGAGCACAGAGCCGTAACTAACCAGGGTGCCGTGATCATAGGTGTGGGAATGCCCAATCTCTACATCCCCCGCCTTTTGAAAATACATCAGACGAGAATAGACATTGCTGACAGCCAAGACTTCAATGTGTGGGCAGTCCATATTTAATCAGGCGCTTTCGGCCACTGAATGTTGTCAGGGAAACCCGCCTGAAGACGAATTTCGCGCAACGCACGTCGATACTCAATCCACAGCGTCTTGTTGCCTGCCGTCATCGGCACATCAGGCAGCATCGACCAGTCGGACTCGGCCAACATCTTCTTGGCGCGATCCCATGCAAGTTCTGCCGCAGACGAAGTGGCGGGGCCGGGAGGCGCATCACCCACCTGCACCCAACCCATATCGTTGTAGGCTTCGCCCAACCAACTCAGGTCACCAATCTGATCGATAAAGCCGTGAAGGCCGAAGATCGGCCCCCAGTTTTCAGGCAGCGGCTGCGGCTCGTTTAGCGCGCTTCCGTCCGACAGTTTTTTGAGTTGCCACAGTTTGCTCATTTTGATCACCTTGTTTAACGCTGTTTATGGGGTCTGGTATACCCCCTTTTCCACCGCCATGCTCTACTATTTTTGCTCCCGTCTGGAGCAAAACGTCTAGGTCTTTGTCAATCCCGTTAATGCCAACCTGCATAAAAGGGGCCATGTCATTTACAAATGGCGGGTGACCCTGTAAATGCTGTTGCTCTTCCGGCGTAACTCGCCAATTGCGCCAACTTGAAAAATCACTTCTTGGTTTAACTGCAACATGGCATCCAACATTTGCTGCTAATTGATGAATTAACTCAACAACCTCAACCGGTTGCATAGGACACCACAACACAGAACCGTCGTTGGCGCGCATCATCAATTCAGTCGTGCCGCCAAAACAAGTTCCGACCGTTACCGAACGAGCGCGGTTAAGCGAAGACGAGAAGTTGGCCTCGTCTTGCTTATGTTGCAGTTCTTCAAGTTTTTGCTTGTGCTGCGCGTTCATTGCGGATTCCAATTTATAACAATTTGCCCGCCAGGAGAACCTACTGAAATTGGATAATTAGCACCCGGTGTAACCGCCTTACAGTTTGTCGTACTGGGCGTTCCTGCTGAACCAGGATTACCCGCTCCGCCGGGGTTGCCAAGATTGCCTCGGCCTCCGCCTCCACCTCCGCCTCCAAAACCCCCATACCCGGCTCCGGCACCCCCACCTCCGCCAGCACGAGGTGATTTTGCTCTACGGCCGTCTTCAGTGGGGACAAAACAAGGCGGTCCTGAGTTTGAACCACCATGACCACCACCGTCCCCCCCTCCCGGAGTGCCCCCGGCTCCGCCAACATAGGAAAAACAAGTATTATTTCTGGTACTTCCGCTGTTGCAAACACCAGCGCCTCCGCCACCATACCCCCTAAGGGAACTGGTTGCAGAAGTCCCAGGCGCTCCTCCCCCACTACCTCCCGCGCCTCCATTACCGTTAACTCTGCTTGGGGCTAAATTAAAATTGCAGTAGGAGCCTGTATTTCCATTACCCCCTTGGGAACCGACAGAACCTGCACCCCCCGCCGAACCACCATTCCCGGCGGCACCACCAGGGAAGGTTAAACAAAATCCAGTTGAAGACGAACCGGCATTTCCGGCGTTTCCAGCCGACCCGGCATTTCCGTTTAAACCACCCGGCGGTACTCCGTCTACATTACCACGAGCACCTCCTGGATTAGAAGAACTACCACCGTTACAAGCACACGAACATACTGCCGGTCCACCTAGTCCACCAGGAGCGCCAGTGCCAGCATTTCCGGCATTTCCAGAATTGCCCGGATTACCGGAGCCCCCCTTGCCTGTTATGTTTATTTTTGATACACCGACAGGCACAGTAAAGGTCCCGGGCGAGTTAAATGTCTGTGTGCCACCTGGGACAATTGCTTTACCCCCAAACAACGCAACTTTAGGTGTTCCTGCGGGCATGATTATTCCCCCGTGTTTGAATTCATGCCGTATGCCGCACGCTTGTCTTTGGCAAATCCAGCATTAGGTCCGTTTCTGTCCACATAATGCAGCATAAACTGCACGTTCAATTGATTTTCTTGCAAAGGTCGCCGCCAATGCATGGCTTCACAACCTTTGTAAACAACAGCATCACCTGGATTTAGTAAATGCTTTTCAGGATCGTTGTTTCCGTACTGCGTATAAATTGGAGAAAACTCACCTTTGGTAGCAACATTTACTGTTACGCTGATTTCGCAAGACGGACGATCAACATGCGGCAAAAGCCTTTCTCCTGGTTGATAAATTCTAGCGTAGGAATACGTCGGTATAAGTTCCTTGCCACAAATCTTTTCGACCGCCTCTTTGCTTACCTGAAGCAGAATCTCAATTAACGGGTCAGCGTAATAAAACAACTTGGTTGTAACCATGCCATCTTCTTGGCGCTCAACCCATTCTCCCCGCTTAATTTTGTTTTCCAAGTATTGAGAAACAATAGAAATAGTTTGCTGATCAATAAAGTTTTCGACCAAAACACATCCTTGTTCTTCAAAACGCGCGGCATCAGTCATAGTAAAACCATCCAGTAACAATATACTTAGAAAAATTACCTAAGACCGTATTCCCACGATGTGCGTGTGTATACGCCGCAGGCCAAATAATCATGGTGTTAACTTCAGGCCGAAGACGGCGACGCTGGTACAAAAACTCGGTTTCACCGCCGTCCTGTTCGCCAAGATCATTTAGATACAACATGTAAACCAGAACTCGATCTGCGTGCTCTTTATTTCCTTGTTCGCCATGCCAAACATGATACCCGCCGCCAGGATCGGTACGCTGCATTTTCATGGCCGTGCCGTGAATACTAGCATTTTTCAACACAGAAAACTCTTCTGTGTAATGGTCATAACATTTCTGAAGACCATCGAAAAACATTCGCGTAACCGAAGTATTATTAAAATCAGAAGCAGTATGAACACCAAAGTTCAAACCTAACTGCATGTCGTTTTTGCTATGCTTGAACGCGCCTTCACCACGTTGGCGGTTTATACCCGCGCCTGACTCAATCAGCCGCTCAAACTCGTTAATCAAGTGTTGGCAGTATCCCTCTGGATACACACCCCGATATATACCGATAAACTCTTTGTATTCGGCGTTCATCGGAATGCAGGCCCTGAAATCCAAGCCACAAGGGATTGACGATTACCGCTTGTCACGGGGGTTACTTGGTGGAGTACATACGAAGGGAATGCTGCCACCAGACCCCGCTGTTTGCGAACGGTTTGCGGCTGACCACCAGTCATAACCTGAAGGTTTCCCCCCTCGTACTGGCTCGGGTCTGTCAATTGGAGTACCAGACTGAGTTTCCGACTGGGGCTGAGTTTTCCGCCGTAGTCCTGATGCCATCCGTACATCCCCTGTTCTGATTGGTCGTAGTTGGTCAACTGAAGCGGCTCACCAAATCCCGTCAGATCGAACCGGTAATACTGGGCATTGAGGGAAGAAGCAATATGTGCCAACTTCTCAAACACCCAGGCCGTATCCGGCGTTTTGTTCAACCAAGAAACTTGCGACCGGCGAATCCTCGCCAAATTCTCGCCCTGCGGATCGCCGCCCACCTGAGCCTGCTGATCGGCCTTACGGGCCTGCTCTTGCAGCCAGTTCAGTTCCTGCTCCGTAAAGCCCCCCTCCCACCAGACGAAGGGCTCTATAGGCATGCAGTAGGGGATCAGCACATGCTGCACGGGCGCTCCTTGTGGGACACGATGAAGTGAATACACCGCGTCGGGGTGTCGGCGTTGCTGCCGGTCAGTTGATGCTGCATCCACGAGTTGGCGAACATCACGGTTCCAGGCACCATGTTGTTGAAGTGGATGATGTTGGTAGCGTTGCTGACCTCTTCGCTCTGCACGAAATCCAGTTCGATCATGGACTTGTTCATGCGGGTATCGTGGTAGATCGGGTACGCGCCCCCCTGCGGGGTTTCGAGGAAAAACCACCCGCACATCTGGCTGTTCCTGTGAACATGCACGTTGGTGCCGCCCCCTCGACTTATCTCCTGCGCCCAGAGACCGGAGAGATAGAAGTCGTACTTGTCTACCGCGTAGCCCTGACCACGAAGCAAATCCACGGACGCCAATAAAAGGTAATTGGCTACTTCCTGTAAGGCAGGATCGTGCGCGAGATGGGCGGACTGAGACATCGGCCACTCGGGCTTGCGAACTTGATCCAGGTATTGGATACATGTTGGCAGAACCTTTTCAGCCAAGTCAGGCCGCTCATCTCGGTAGACGATAGCCGGGAAGTAGGCAAAGCCTTCCATCAGGCATCAATGTGTGCTTCAAGCGCGGCGGCAAACGCCGTAATGTCAGCGGCGGAAACGTCACGAGCGTCCACAGGCTTGCTGCGAGCGTTTTCGATCAGGGTTTCCTTGGCAAGACGCACGGCCTCAAGGCGGGCGCGACGCTTATCCATCACAATTTCATGGGCGCGACGAGAAGCCTCCATCGCCTCTTGCAGATCAACTTGCGCTTGCTGTTCGGGGGTCAAAGCCATTTTTTGCTCCTATTAAGCCTTCATGTCCTTCATGGCAATATTGCCGTACCACGTCGTTCCTCCGTTCGGGGTGAAGAAAACCCAAACATCGACGGCGTTCGCCGTGGTTGTACGAGACAGGGACGCTGCCCCGCCAGGGAAAACAAAACTACCGCCGGC